GCGAATACCTGGGGGGCGGAGCCTCGGTCCGGTACTCTGGGAGCCAGACATACTTGAGCATTTGCCAGGTGATTGCTAGCGACATCACCCTGTCGTCGTGTGGAGAGCCGTTCATTCTGCCATTGGCCTGACGGACGAAGGTAATGAGTTCCTGAATTGTAAGCGCATCCGCTAACCCGATGTCGCCATCACGAATGGCGGCAGCCAGTTCGTCGATGGCCAGCGGCTTGGTGGCCGTAGTGGTGCGCCAACCCAGGATTTCCGTGGCCTCGGGATTGCGCTGCTGGAGTCTGCGGGTACGGTAGATGTTCTTGTACCCGTACCGCTGGAGTGCCTTGAGGGTGGTGAGGCCGTGGTTGTTGTTCTCGACACCAAGCAGTGCCCCGTTATACCAATAGCCAATCTCGGCTAGAAGGTCGCCGAATAGGTCAGGCTCGATGTGACCATGCCAGTGGGCCACCACCTGGTGGTTCCTGGCATCGATTACATGAGCCGATGAGTAGTCGCCGTGAGCCAAGCCTTCGGCAACGTCGGCTCCGACAACATAGACTCCTTCGTAGTCTGGCTCTGTCCAAACAGAAAACTCCCCATCCGGGGTTTCACGAAATTCGATATTCTTTCGGGAGAGGACATGTACATAACCCCGCCGAGGCTCTTGAACTTCCAGTTCGCGTAGAGCGTCCACATCGAAAACAGGATTACCCGACTTGATGAACGCCTCTTCAGGACTGCGTGGATACTCTTGATGCAACTGCCAAGAAGGCATAGTGCGCTGTTTAACCTCATACCAATCCTTGTCGCGGTCTCCTGCCGACCAGGGCCAGAAGATTCCCTTGAAGTTGTTGGTCCCAGTTTGGGAACCCACCCACAAATGGTGGAAGAAGTTACCCGAACCGTTGGCAGTTGATAGGCAAATGACCCGACCGCCGACATCGGCAATCGGCTCGATGGAGGCCCAGGCTTCTTCGCTGTTTGGCAAGAAGGCCATCTCGTCGACAATCACGAGGTACACGGATTCACCACGAGCGGGGTCATTGCCAGATGGCAACGACTCAATTGCCGACTCATTAGCGAATGTCATCTTCAACTGGTTGTCGGAAGTCAACTGCGGGCCACGTTGTTTCATCCACTGTGGTAGAAACTTGTAGCCATACTTTGATTTCTGTAGCAACTTCGCCGCTTCGCGCTCGGTGCGCGAAAGCATGACAATGAATCGGTCTTGCCAGAAGAACGCCAGCCAGAATGCGTACGCCGCGGCCAGTGTCGAAAATCCAATCTGTCGTGCCTTGAGCACGACGCTGTATCGGTTGGACATCCACGCCCTGATGGTTTCTAACTGCGCTTCACGCAGTTCGAACATAATGCGTCCACGCTCTGGGTGCTTGATGGCCCAGTGATTCTCGCAGAAGTAGGCAAAGGCTTCGACGAGTTGGTCGATGCTAGCGTCAGACGGGCCTCGGCAGGCCCGCCATTCCCGCTCGTTGAGCAGTTCGGTTAGTTCCATGATTATCTCTTGGAGGAGTAGTTGACTTTCTTGCGGAAGCCTGGACCCTGGACTGGACGCATTCTGATGCTTCACGCAGTTCGAACATAATGCGTCCACGCTCTGGGTGCTTGATGGCCCAGTGATTCTCGCAGAAGTAGGCAAAGGCTTCGACGAGTTGGTCGATGCTAGCGTCAGACGGGCCTCGGCAGGCCCGCCATTCCCGCTCGTTGAGCAGTTCGGTTAGTTCCATGATTATCTCTTGGAGGAGTAGTTGACTTTCTTGCGGAAGCCTGGACCCTGGACTGGACGCATTCTGATAACGCGGTCCATGTATTCACCTGCGTTCTTCCACAACGCAACATCGAGAGAGCCAGCGCCACCAGAGGCGGTCACGCGAATGTGAATGTGGTTGCGGATTGCTGTCTGCCCACTTGTCCCAGCACCCGTAGCGCCACGCTTATGCTCGTGCAACCCAACAGCGGCAGCGGAGCCAAGCCCACTGGCTGTCGATGTACGAGGCCGTGTGGTGAAGCCACTGGCCGAGTCACCAGCCGTAGCACCACCAGCACCAGTCGCAGTCTTGAACACGAACTTAATGCCACTAGCAGACGATGTTCCTGTGCCAGACCCAGAGGCTGTCTTGATAACAGTCTTGAAACCTGATGCTGTGTCTGCGCCGTTGCCATCGCCTGTGGCTGTGCGAATGCTGGTCTTGTAACCGCTAGCAGATTCTGTGCCTTGGCCGTCGCCTGTTGCGGTACGCAACTGGGCGGACGCGCCATACGAATCAGAACCACCACTGCCAGAACCAGTAGCCAAACGACATGGAATTAACTTGCCAACAGCAGTGTCACCTGCGGTGGCACCGCCAGAACCACTGGCAGTCTTAAAATGGTCCGTGGAGCCGTCTGCTGTTTGTGTTCCAGTTCCAGAACCAGTAGCAATACGAATACGAACAACTAGTGGTGTGGCAGTTTGCGTTCCAGTGCCGTCACCAGTCCCGCCTCTCAGTTGAACGCGAACGCCAGTAGCGTTTTCTGTCCCCTGCCCAGAACCTGATGCCGTGCGTAGCGGATACCCCTCGTATGTGTACGAGGAGTTTTCGTATAGGTCTGTTGAATCGTATAGTGCCGCCATTTATATCACCTACTAATAGGGTTACCGTTCTTGAAATGCCATTCAAGAACATAGAAGTTGTCATGAGGGGCTGGTTCGCCCTTTATCCAGGTGGCTTGTTTGGTGACGGTAGCAGGCTGGAACAGTTCTTCTAGTTGGTCTACTGGTAGCAGCGTACTCATGTCAGGCAGGATTGTCAGGTCTAGGGTCTGAACTTGTTTGTATTCATGCCAGCATTTGAACCAGGGTTTTCCTGGGAAGTCCGTGGTATTCCGATACCCGTAGTCAAGCATGAGGACGGAACCTGTCAAGTTGCGGGTTAGATTATGTAGTAGGTCAGCGGCTTGCTGTACCCACGGGGCTGAACCATCCATACCTTTGATTGCTTGGAGGGTTGTGGGTAGTGGTTCGTTGAGGTCGTGCCATTCGTAGGTGGCTATGTCGGCGACACGGATGAATAGTTCTTGCCAACGGTCATTTCGATACGACACGAAACGCGGTGCTTGGGAGTCAATCAGTTCGTTCCCAACGATGACACCAAACGAAGGTGGTTCATCAAAGCGTTGGATTACTGTTACTTCTTCGGGGAATGACTGCTGGTACAGAGGGTTAGATTCAACAGCGGTGTACCGCAACGCTGACCGACACGCCAGGTCTTGTGCCAACAGTTTGCGGCACAGCGTTCCATCGCCTGCGGCTATTTCGTACACGGGATACGGGTTTGGTTTGCCGAGCCGTTCCCATTCGACGTCCAACCATTGACCGATGCGTTCAGCAAGCCCAGTATCTTGATTGACATAGGTGCCGAAATCTACGCCGACGCCGTTACCGTTTTCGTAGTAGCCACCTGGGCCGTACATCCGCGCCCAATAAAACTGGTCAAACCGATACAGCCCTGGTGTCAGGTCGGTAGGTCGTTGGTTTCCGTAAACGGTGTCACCCACGATAATGTTCCTTCGTCCCAATAGGTAGACCAGTTAGCGTCGGTTGGTTTAGATGTTGGTGCTTGCCAATCATGGTTGTCGTCAAGACTCCAAGATGGGTAGGGCTGTGGGACAATGAACACATCGGCTGTCGAATCGTAGGTGTATCCGATGCCTGCGTATTGTTTGCGAATACGATGGTTGTAGGAGGTTTGAATCCACCGACCGCCGAGTTGTAGGTCGTCGCGCAGGAACTCTTCGCCTCGGTGTTCTTGTTCATTAGGGACAACAAGTACTGATACAACTTTGTTGTCTGCGTCAACTCGTGCAAAGTGTGCCATTATGCAAGATACCTAACGATAACGATTCCAGAACCACCATTGCCACCAGGGCCGTAAGTGTCTCTACCAGCACCAGAACCTCCACCGCCCCCAGTATTAGTTGTTCCATTGACACCTGTTGCCGAATACGAACCGCCTGCGCCTCCACCACCAGAACCACCCGCACCGCCGCCAGCACTAACAAGTGTTCCCTGGCCTCCCATTCCTCCACCACCGCCACCATAATTGGTGGCTGTTCCGGAGTAACTGCTACTTATTCCATTCCCGCCGCTACCTCCTGCACCACCACTACCGGAAATACCAACAGCATTTCCACCATTTGAACCAGCGGTTGACGAACCACCGCCACCTCCACCACCACCATCGCCCCAGTTAAAGCCGCTCCGGCTGGAATAAGTTTGATAGTACCCGCCATTTCCACCTGCCGCGCCCTCGTTCGTTGTTCCAGAACCGCCATTTGTTGCGACCATCGAAAAACCGTAAATGCCACCCAAGCCCCCACCACCACTTCCTCCAGTACCACCAGCGGTGTTGCGACTGCTTCCATCACCGTAACCACCGCCGGAAGTTGAAGCCAACGAACCAATACTTGATGCCGACCCATTAGTAGTGTCTACTGCACTATTACCTGCTACTTCCCCTGCTCCACCAGCCCCAATCGTCACCGTGTAGTTAGTAGCCGAAACAGAAACGGCAGAATACTCTCGGCTTCCGCCACCTCCACCACCACCATAATGACCGCCACCGCCGCCAGCAACACACAAAATGTCAACGGTCGCACCGGCAGGGACGGATGAAACGGTAAAGGTTCCTGACGAAGTAAAAGTATGAATCTTGTATGCGCCCGAAGTGGTCACCGTGCCGCCAGAGGCAACAATGGCCGCTTTTGCACCGCTAGTTAGGCCGTACGCCCTAGCCGAAGCATTAGCCCTAGTACCCAAACCAGGCATCAGAATCTCCTACTTGAACTGAGTCTGAGAAGCAAACACCGTGTAAGTCGGCGTAGCCGCTGTCTTGACAATCGTGTACGAATACAAGTCAATCGCGCTTGCGTTACCGCCAGTCGGAGCCGTACCACCCTGCCACTTCGGAGTGATGGTCGAACCGTCCACCTGGAAAGTTGAAGGCCAATACGCGGTCGTGCCGTTCGTGTTAGCCCATACCACTGTGATTGAGTCGCCCACCGCAAGCAGGCTGGACAAAGTGGTGGAACTGTCGCCACGCACATTCACCGTATGGTTCGCAGAAGCGTTGCTGGTGTAATACCAAATCGAAGCAGTCTTGACATCAAAGTTGATTGTGCCAGTAGCCGCCGACGCAACAATGTTCCAGTTTTCCTCAGACTGGTCAAGAATCGCACCATTGATTGTTTTGTTTGTGAGCGTCTGTGCGCCAGTCAGCGTCACACCAGTGTTATTAATCCAATAGTCAATGCTAGTGTTTACTGCGGAACTATTGACGCCAACCTTAGCCTGGAGGGCCTCAATAGCATCATTGGCGTCAGCATGCTGACCAGCATGCGACGGACTATTAAGAGCGTCCCCAGATGTAGGGTTTGTCAACGAGTCAAGACTCGTCGGGAAATTCGTAGCCATTAAGGCTCCTTATCAGTCAAGTGTCAGCG